TAGCATTTAAAGTCCAACTTGAATAAGGTTTTGGTTGAACAAATTCATCTCTAACCGAATCATACGTTGCACCTATTTGAGGATAAGCTTTTCTAAAAGAACCATTGTAAGAACATTGTTTCCATGAAACAATTCCATTATCTACAGTCCAAGGTTTTCCACCATGAAAGTTTTGACACCAAGTTTCACCATCAACATGCATATTGTTTTCTCCTAGTGGTCCGTCTGATGTTTCTATATCATTAGACACAACAGAAATACGCATAACTTTGTTTTCTGAGTTTAAGTGAGCAAAATGAGCCATAAGCTATTCCCCTCTATTACGCGTCGTTTAATACTTCGTAAGATATGTAAAGATCTAAATCTCCAGAAGCACTAGCTCCGCCTTTTAGAATGTCTGCTTCCATTAAATAGATTGGAGAGTCTACAAGTACAAGAGTAGAGTCAGCTGGGACTGATACTGTTTTTGCTAGATATACTGTTGCAGCACCTGTTGCTGATATACCTGTTGCACCATTACCCATTCCGTCAACAAATAAATCTACATCTGCTGCACTAGAACCGTCTACGTTTGCTACAGTAATTCTGTTAACTTTTAATATTACGTCTGATGCAACTGTTAGTAAAGTTGCTGTTAAAGTATTTGATAGATTAAAACCGAGGTTACCACCATTGATTGTTGCTACATTTACTATATTCGGGTTTGCCATAATTTATTTTCTCCTTGTGTTATTCTTATCCGAAAACCATTGCCATTGCAATAGCTTTTCCTACTGTTGATACTTCATTTCCGTCATACTGCAAAGTACCTGTACCTTTAGGTACTAAATTAATACCCACATTAGTCTCTCCAGAAGCTGTAAAAGAGGGACTATTTCCAGTAGCTGCATTTGCGTATGTTAATTCATTAACTGCTGAACCTGTAGCTGTTAATAAAAATAATTCATTACCATTCGTATCTAAAATTGATGTTCCAATTTTAGGAGCGGTTAGAGTTTTGTTTGTTAGAGTTTGAGTACCAGTTTCTGTTACTGTACCTGCTGGTGATAAAGCTGCATCATAAACACCTGTGTTTGTTGCAACACCATCAAGATAAATAAGTTTGTATCCTTTGTCAGTAGCTGAAAAAGTAACTGTTGCACCTGAACCAGATACTGCTTTTAATTGCAGTGTGTATGCTCCTGACGTACTATTTTTAATAATGTAAATATTTTCTGTAAGTAATGGAAAAGTTACAATTCTTGCTCCAGATATTGATCCTGTTAATTCTATAACTCTTTGTTGAGCTGTACCAGTTAAAGCACCGTCTGCTATTGTTAAAGCTGTTGGTGTTCCTGAATCAGTTACGGCTTGAGAAAGATATCCACCTGTTAATTGTTCAATTAAACTTAAGTTAGCGTTTGTTTTTGTTCCCCAAGTACCAGCGTTTTCGCCGGTTGCCATTAATTCTAGACCGAGATCCGTATAAGTTGATGCCATAATTTTGTTCTCCTATTAAGCTGCGTGGTTAACGTCTGTATACGATGTATTACCTGTTATGTCAACATCTTGATACCCAATCGTTCCTAAACCTACAGTATTTATATTAGCAGTAATCGATTGTCCTGTCAATCCTACAGTAACGTTTGCTATACTTATTGCTCCTACTTCTGCAGTTGAAGTTACGCCACTTATACCCACCCTCATGGCATCTGTAGTAGTTGATCCTACTGCACCTTTTAAAACTACTCCTGTTAAATCAATTAATTCTTCTGAGCCTATGGTTATAGATCCAACTTGTGCTGTCGCTGTTACACCAGATGGTGATGCAATTGTGTTTGGTAAACCTGTTGCTGATCCTACTGCAGCAGCTGCTGTAAGACTTGATAAACCTTGTTGGTGATCTGCACCATTATTTATACTTATAGTTCCTAAACCAGCTCCCATTGTTACAGAACCGATTGTAAATACCATATCTAATCTACTAATTGTTAACGACCCTACTTCAGCAGATGCAGTTTGACCAGTTGGTACAATTATACTTTCTGGATTAAATGCAAATTCTCCACCCCATTGTCCATCACCAAATGAGTTTATTCCCCAACCTTCTGGTCCAAGAGATGCAGACATTGATAAACCATCGATTGCAACAGTCGTAGTATTTTGTCCCCAGTTACCTACACTCCATTCATCCGCTCCCCAACCTTCTTCAGATTGTGCATAAGGTAAGGTACCTAACTCCGAAGTTATGCTAAAACCAGTAAGTGGAATTACAGGACTAAAACTTTCACCCCAAGGTTCTTGGCCCCATTCATCTCTACCCCAACCTTGTTCAGATGAAGAAACTAATGTACCGAGTTCTGCACTAAAAGATAAACTTGTTAAAGTTACCGAGTTACTATCTTGATTACCAAATTCAAGTTCTCCCCAAGCCAACATTCCCCAAGAATCAGCCTCTACGGTGTTTGCTTGTCCGCCCATTCCTGAGTGAGCTGTACAATAATAATAAAGAGTAGGTGCGCTGGCTGCAACTACGATTTGTGTATATGCTCCTGCTTGACCAGGAGTACCATTAGTAGTTACACCTGTAGTGTATTCATCTCCTCCAGAATGCGAACCATCGCTTGTTGTAGAAAACCTAAACGGGTGACTAGAATTAGAACTATCTGATTGATCAAACTTATAAGTTGCAGTTTCAGCTAAATTTAATGTGTCTTGTTGTACGCCATCAATAAAATACTTATTGCCGGAACCGGTGCTTACTACCGTTACTGTGAAAGTTCTGGTTACAGACATAAGGATTTACTCCCTATGCTGTTAGTCTCAGAATAGCAGACGATGCGTCGTTAGTTGGAAACTGAATTGTAAAAGTTCCTGAAGAAACAGTTTTGTCTCCACCAAAAGCTACAACACATACAGCTTCTGTAGTACCAGATCCGCCGTTAGCTTGTGTGTTATAAATTAAACAACCATTCGCTGTGAAAGACGCTGAAGTGAAAGATGTATCAGAAAAATCTGTGAACGCAGTTGTAGAAGTTAAACCTACGCCAGTGTTTACAAGAGTATTTCCACCTGTTGTGTATCCATTACCATTTGCTACTTCATTTGTTGTTGCGTAATCTGTAGTTGTTGCATCTAAAGATGCTGAACTTGTGTATAAAGCAAGTTTAAAAGTATCTCCACCTGATCCGTTAGCATCAAAGTCGTGATAACCTTGTAGTAATTCTTTTTTAAAACTTGAACAAACTGCTGATGATATTGCCATAATATTTATCTCCTAATTTTTTATGGTGAAGGTGACTTAACTTCTATTCTAACTGTACCGTCAGTGTAATCGTCTCGTCTTCTTCTCCCAATTTGCATTCCTGCAAACTGTTGTATGCCTGTTTTATATTTATTTTCGTATAATGTCAACATATCCATTGGGCCTTTTAAAAATCCAAATGCTTCTACCAAACAAGCATATAATAAGATTTGTGGCATGTAGTTACTAAGATAAGTATGAGAATTACCTCCACTACCTGTACCAAGTCCTACTGGCATTTTGTTATAATATACTCTGTATTTATAATTTGCGTCTGGTGTAGGAGCAAAATACATTCCTCCAGATGTCGTATCTGTAAGACCTGTAGCACCGCCAAACATTGCATAATACTTAGGAAATCCTGTAACATCTTGTGCAGTTAAATCACCTTCTGGTCCTGTTAATCTTCCTACATATTCTGTTAAATATGTTTGATCTTTTTTCTCTAACCAAGTTCCTGCTTCAGAAGTATTAGAAGTATTAAACACTTCTACACCTCTTATAAATAAAGCTCCTGCTGGTGAGTTAATTGTATTGTCATCTGCAACTAAAGTACCTTCTTGGACTTTTCTGTCTGAGTCCATAGGTAATTCAGTATTAATTCTATGCTCTGCAGCCATAATAAATTCATCAATAACAGTTTGTGTTAATACAGTGGCTGTAACAGCAGGATCATTATCTACTTCTGTGTAAGCTCTAATCGCTGTTGTTAATGTTGTATATGAATAACTTGTTGCCATAATTAACCTCTATCATTAACGGGTCCAATTGTACATTGAAAACCGCCTCCTGTTTCTGTGCTTAGTGCAGTAATGGTCGTAACATTTATACCATCAAATTGTGTAGTTGTAGATGGTTGACCTGTGCTTGGAACTGATGTTTCATTTAAAGAAACAACTTTATAACAACCAAAAACTTTTGCTAAATTAGAATGAGATCCAGCAACTGTAGATTCAGGAGATGCTCCTCTGTAAGGTGCACTTGTTCCTCTAGTACAACCTGTTAGTTGATGTGTAGACCTTCCTGTATATTCT